GGCACGACGTCAGCAACTTCAGACACATCCCCGGGGCGATCCCGGTCAACAACAGCATCCACGCCGCTGCTGCGGCTGGAAATAAGCCGGAGACCCCGGCCATCAAAAACGAAGGAGGAAACAAACCCATGACCCTCGAAGAAATGAGAGCGCAGTACCCCGACCTCGTGGCTCAGATCGAGCAGCAGGCCGCGGCAACTGCAAGAACGGAGGCAATCACGCAGGAGCGCGAGCGCCTTCAGGCCATCGAGAGTATCGAGGCCAGCGTGGGCGACGCGCAGCTCGTCCATGACGCCAAGTACGGCGAAAACCCCTGCACCGCTGAGCAGCTCGCTTTTCAGGCTATGAAAAAGCAGGCGGCCCTCGGGATCAAGCACCTGAAGGACAGCGCGGCCGACAATGCCGACTCTGGCGCTGGCGACGTCGGTGCTGCTCCTAACGGCGGCGAGGAAGGCAGCGAGACCGACGACAAGGCCAAGGTGGACGCCATCGTCGGCATCTACAATTCCACCAAGACCAGCAAGGGAGGTAAAAACTAATGAGCAAGAGACTCGACGAGAACATCGGCGCCGTGGAATACGACGGCCTGATCGTCAACAACGTGCCCGTCGCTGACGTCGTGACCGTGAAGCTGGCAGCCGGCACCGGCATCCTGAAGCGCGGCACCGTAGTCACCGGCGCTGCTGGCGCTGAGCTGGCCCCTGCGGCCGCTGCCCTGAGCGCTACCAACGGCACCTACATCCTGACCGACGACACCGACGTCACCGCCGGCACCGTGGCCACCGCCTATCGTACCGGGCATTTTGCCCGCAACAAGCTGCACACCGATGGCAGCTACACCCTGACCGCAGCGGACGAGGAGATCCTGCGCAACGCCGGCATCCTGCTCTCCGACGCGATCGAATACTAAGAGAAGGAGGACAACAAAATGCCTTTTAACTTCTATGAGACCCACACGCTGCTCATGGCCGTGCAGCAGCTCACCCCTGCCACGACCTTCCTGCGTGACCGCTATTTCCCGACCAACGACGCGAGCGACGTTTTCGCCACTGACGACGTGCTGGTCGAGTACAGAGACGGCAGCAAAAAGCTGGCGCCCTTCGTCGCTCCCCGCAAGGGCGGCGTGACCATCCTGCGCAACGGCTACCACATGGAGAGATACACTCCTCCTTTTGTGGCTCCCAAGCGCTCCCTCTCCGCTGACGACCTGAAGAAGCGCGGCTTCGGCGAGGCCCTCTACACGCAGCTCACTCCTGAGCAGCGCCAGCAGACCCTCATCCTGAAGGACGCCGACGAGCTGGGCGAGTTTATCACCCGCCGCGAGGAGGCTATGGCCGCTGAGACCATGCTGACCAACGGCTGCATCATGAAGCACATCGCCGACGACGCTGACGAGAGCGACGAGATGGAGATCCGCTTCTACTCCGAAGGCAGCAACCCCGCAACCTACGCACCTACGACCAAGTGGGACGCCGCCGGCGCGAAGATCCTCGCCGACCTCGGCGTGATGGCTCGTATGCTGACCAGCAAGGGCCTCCGCGCGACCGACCTGATCTGCTCCCCTGACGTGGCTGACACCATCGTCAACAATGAGGTCATCCAGAAGCTGCTCGACAACAAGCGCTACGAGCTCGGCATGGTCGAGCCCGAGGTGCTGCCTGCCGGCGCTGCTGTCATGGCTCGCCTGAACGTCAACGGCCGCATCATCAGCGTGATCTCCTACGACGAGACCTACACCGACGACGCTGGCAAGGATCAGCTCTATATCCCTTCCGGCAAGTGCATCCTGACCGCGCCTGCCTGCGGCCGCACTCTGTACGGCGCCGTCACTCAGGTGGAGCAGGCCGACGGCGAGTTCCACACCTACGCCGGCCGCCGCGTGCCGAAGTATCTGTCCAACGCTGAGGGCAACACCCGCAGCCTGACGATCTCCAGCCGTCCGCTGCTGATCCCCAACAACAAGAACCCGTTCATCGTTGCGGACGTCCTGACTCAGGGCTAAGCGCAGCAGAAAGGAGCAGACCATGATCCAGATCATCGCGGGCACCTTCGGCTACTATAACGGCCGCAAGGTAGTCCCCATCACCAATCAGGACGGCCCCAAGCAGTTCGACCCCGAGCTGGAGGCCCGTCTGGTCAAGGAAGGCGTCGCCAAGTACGTCGGCGCAGCACCCGCTCAGGCCGAGGATCCCAACACGCCCGACCCGGCCGGCGCCAATGCGCCGCAGGATCCCGGCCAGCCCGGGGGAGGCACCGAGCCCCCTGCGGACGGCCTGCCTGAGTACAACGAGGACATGAAGCTCGACGAGCTGAAGGACATCGCCGCTGCCTACGGCGTCGACGCCTCTGCCATGCGCAAGAAGTCCGACGTCATCGCCGCCATCGAGGCGGCCAAGGCCGGCCAGACTGACGACGACGGCACCGACGACGAGGAGCCCCCTCAGTTCGGCGCTGCTGATCCCGTCTGATGGCCTTCAGCTTCAAGGAGATGGTCGCCAACGACCGGCGCCGCGTATTCCTCGATCTCTCTGAGTTCGGGGAGGAGCACAGAGTCGAAGGCAAGACCATCGCGGCTGTACTCGACGACAACGCCCTGCGAGAACGCCAAGGGGGGCAAGAGCTGAGCGTAGCAGAGTCCTCTCTGCTGCTTTATGCAGCGGTCGAGGATCTGCCCGCCCGGCGCCCGGCGGGCGAGGGCCTGAACGTCGACGGCCGCGAGTACATCGTCAACGACTGGAGCGAGGACATGGGGATCGCAACCGTGGCTCTCGGCCAGACCGTGACCATGTAGGAGGTGCTGCACCGTGTCCATCGTCAATAGCATCGAGACCGTCCGGGGCTGGCTGAATACTGAGGTATGCCCTCTGGTAAAGCTGAAGCTCCCCGACGACAACGCCACAGACGCCTCCTACCCCTACAAGCTGGTGAACCCGGCCGCCTTTTCCCTGTTCGTCCCGTCCAAGGACAGGACGCCCCCAAAGGTCGCGGCGCCGATCCCTTCGGTCTGCGTCCAGCTCACTCAGGGGGAGGATGACCTGATCGAACACACCCGCGGCATCAAGATCCGGCTCTGCTTTTCTGCATGGGATCCCGGCTACCACGGGCCCGACATCTATATACCGCAGGGCAACGGCAGCGGCACCTATATCCAGCAATACAACAGCGAGGCGGCCGACTTCTTCCAGAAGAACGGCGAGGGCTGGCGTGACGCATGGAATTTTGTGGACACGGCGCTCAGATTGATCGAAAACGCCGAGTACATCGGAGACCTGCGCGTCATCAAGGAGCTCGGCATCACCTTCGGCCCCGTCGCTGAGCAGGACGCTGTACCTGACTTTTATCCCTACTGGTTTGCGTGGGCTGAGTTCTCCGTCGAGGAGACCCTCACCCGGCACGCCAAAAACTACGACCATCTGCTTTAAGGCAGCCGAGTCCTCGGCTGTCTAATTTTATGCAAAGGAGGACAAGCACATGGCAAACGAGTACCTCTACGGCGCCTACGGCCACATCGGCGAGACCGTGGCACAGAGCGCCGTGCAGGCGGGCACCACGCCGATCTATATCGGCACCGCGCCCGTCAACCTCGTGCGCGGCTTCGACAAGGCCGGCGTCATCAACGAGCCCGTGAAGATCAGCAACCTGATCGACGCGCAGAAAAAGCTCGGGTATGCAGCCGACTGGGGCACCTTCACCCTCTGCGAAGTCATGAACGCGCACTTCAACAACACCATCGGCAACATCGGCCCCATCTACGTCATCAACGTGCTGGATCCCGCTGCCGGCAAGCACAGAAAGGAGGCGCAGACGACCGCGCCCCTGAGCTTCGCAGGCGGCCGCGCTGAGTTCGCCAGCTCCACCATCATCCTCGACACCCTGACCATCGCCAAGGCCGGCGACGACGCCGGCAACTACGTCGAGGGCGAGGACTACGCCGTGGACTACAACTTCACCAAGGGCACGGTCATCATCACCAGCCTGAAACAGGACGCGCAGCTCACCGGCAACCTGACGGCCAGCTTCTACGAGATCGACGACTCTCTGGTAGAGGACGCCGACATCATCGGCGGCG